ATATATCTGTTTCCTCTGCAAGCGAATCTATTTCCGAAACGCCAGTATTGAAATCCTCATAGCTGTACTGCATTAATTCACATCTTAGTGTGAATACAAATAATTTACCCAATTGATAAAAAGGATTTTCAGTGTCTACTTTTCTTATTTCAAAAAAAGATTTAGTTAATGGAAAATAGACTACGTCACCCTCTGCTGGTCGCAATTCCAAAACAGTGTTGCCCGTTCTAGCAACCGTTTCTAGCCATCTTTTTCTGGCCACAATAAATGTAGCATTGTCTCTTATTTCTACACCAAATTTAGACATTAGCTCGCCGTCACCCTCAAACCCCTGTACGTTCTGCATATACATTTCCAAAGGATAGGCATGCTCAAAAGAACTAATTGTATCCTCGCCCAAAATTTTATCTATATTATTAAATTTACGTGGGATATAGTATGCTTCGAATCCATAAATTTTCAGACACTCTATGATAAGATCTTCATAGAGATTCTGTTCCGATCTGCGTCCCATCGGAATACCTGACTGAAAATAATGGTTAATGGCCATGTTTACCTTTTCTATTGACTTTCTATAGACTTGGCTATATAATCGCTATGTGTCCAGATGATAATCAGCCTGTAAAAAAATCTACTGGTAATTCGAATCGCGATTGCATTTCTTCTTCTATTGCTTTAATTTCATCTATAGCTTCTTGGTAAATTGTATCTCCATTAAGCACTACACCGCCAGGTAATTGAACACCTGAAAACTTCTTAAGATTTACTCCCCATTGCCTTTTAAATAGTGCAGTGCAATATCTTTTAAGAAACATATCATCGTAAACATCTGTATATGTATTGGGATCAAGTATTCTATAGCATTCTACTATAATATAATCACCGGCAGTAACATCTGCCGCCCAATCCATATCTAAGTACATACGATTCATATGTCTATTAAATCTTATTGGTTTCTGGCCCACCAATAACTGATTTATTAATTCTAAGTGTGTCTTTACCATAGAATAGTATATAAGATCAGTCGACATTAAACTGTATAAATCATTTATTAAAATTTGATACCTAACATCAAATATGTTTACACCGGTACTTCTATTTGAAAATGGAAGTACTCTGTTAACACCTACAATATTATCATTCAATTCTATATATTGGCTACTAATATTATTAGCAGTCATTTGATGTTTGAGATATACCAATTCAACAGCATCGTAATGATATTCTCTGTAGAATTGAAAAGCATCATCAATACGATCTTCTATTTGATCATCGTCTACATTTATTTCTATAACAGGATGTCCTAAGTTTCTTAGGCAATAATCTTTAAGCAATTCCCTTGATGTTACTTTAGCCATTACTTTGTTACCTCAGGTAAGACTGTTATAGTGCCTTCTTGTACTTTGTAAACTACATTAGCATCGTAAAGTTCAACATCATAAACATATCTTCCTGCCTTTATATTAGCTGTCTGAGCATAAGATAAAGATATAGAAATATTTCCCGTTGTATTATTATTAATAGTGGTAGTAAAAGTAGTGGCATTAGACGAGTAATAAGATTTTCTCATCTGCGCTCTGGGAGTTAGACCAGTAATGTTTATGCTAGTTTTAGTTTTATCTTGATACAGCACATATTCAATAAATGTTGCGCCTTGATCTAAAACTAAATCTTTATATCTTTTCATTATAGCTCTAATGGTAAAAATGCTACGCCTACTTGAGTAGACAAAGAAGATCCAGAGAGATTAGTAACAGTTATATAAATTTTTCTAGCTCCTGCTGCATCCCATCCAATCATTGCTGGAGTAAACGATTCAAATTGAACACCGGGAGTAGAGAAATCACAAAGTATACCCGCATTAGACGAATACGCTGTGCCAGCAGAACGTGCTAAATCCGATGCTCTAGCAGCATCGGATACATACATACGAATTCTAGATTGCGTATTTGTAGAAATAGTTCCTATTGCATAGGTATTTGCTAAACTATTTATATCTATATAACCGGTTGCTGATGATGCTAAAGTCAAAGTGTTACCAAATGCAGTTCTTCTTGAGGATAATCCTAAACCACCGCCTATTAAACTTAAATTATTAAATGTAATTGTACCATCATTTTTAATAACTAAACCATCTTGTCCATCAACGGCTAACCCCACGGATCCAATACCAACATGGTAAAGACCACTACGTCTAGCATTTGGCCAAGAGAAACTAGGATTAATTCTTGAATCGGTTACGTTACCAGTCACCTGCCCATTAGAATATAGATTAGAAAAGTTATTATTAATTTTCATCATAGAAGTACGCAATGGATCACCTGATCCATCGTTAGGTACTATCCCTACGTTTATAATTTCTATGTTGGCATTAATTGTCATTATTCTTCCTAATTAGACTTTTCATTTCATTTAGAATATTAAATATTTCACCTATTTGATTTTCTAGATTTTCTAATCTTTTATTTGCTGATAATCTTTGATCATATGCTTGAAATTCTTTTTCATTACAAAATAATAAAGCAAAATTGTCTGGATCCTGAACGTAGTCAGAATTTTCTTTTACAGGTAAATACTTATCCATAAATGGCAGTCGCAATCAAATCTTTAACTTTAGGAACTACAGAATTATTGTCAGAGTAAAATACAATCTTTATTTGATAACTATTAAAATCTGTATATTTCTTCCCGGTTACTGTAGCGCTATCATATGTGATGGTCAAATTTTCATAAACTTCTGAAGTAAATTTATTATCAGATAATCCGGCATATATTACTGGTATATCTGATCTTAAAGAAATTCTTTGCCACTTTAGATTATCAAATGTTACATTCTCAAAATCAGCCGATGATCTTATTTTTACAAACACATCTATATCAGTATAAATTTTTCTATTCACAGCTAATGATATTTTTATGCCATTAGCTCTAACGCCCTGTGCTAAAGTAACTTGTTTGCCTATATATCTAGCTTTAGCTGTAGCAGTTTTATCAAGAGTTTCATTTGTTCTAATAGTAGTTCTATTAGTTAAAGGATCTATTTCATATCTTGTTATACTAAAATATGTTCTACTTAAATCCAATATAGGAGATACGTCAGGTGATTTATTACTAAATGATACTTGAAGATTTACATCGCCTGCTGCATTTGCTACTTTAGTTTCGAATTGAGGCAACTCAACAAATGTTTGTACTGAATTAAATCCAGATGTTGTTCCTGTAGAATTTTTAGTTTGTAGTTTATAATCAACACTATTTAAATCGCCAAAATTATAAAAAGAGGATGATACATAGATGCTATCATAATTTAATAAAGGTGTGTCTGAATTTTGTAAATTAAATATTTTTGTACCAGTTTCGAATTCTGCTTTTATTAAGTTAAAGCAAAGACTAGTACTAGCATCGCCTGTCCAAGTTTTAGTATATCTTGTCTTTTTAATAAGACCAAAAAATCTTCTTTTTACTGTTTTTAATAATTGTGTTTTAAATAATTCGCCCACATAAGGTTGTTTAGTAATTACACTATTATTAGTAGCGCCAGTAATTTTCTCATTTATTTTACCAGTAAATAAAGAATAATCACTAGAACTTGAAAGTATTGTTAAACCATATGTCTCACCTGATTTTAAAAATAGCGGCGAGTCAAAATTTACTACAGTAGGTGAACCCAATCCTGCATCTAGATTACTTGGCACTATTACTTCTGATGGCTGTAAAACAACCGATGATCCAGTAATAAAACTTGTACTGTCAGGAACACCTAATGTACATTTTCTAAATTCAACAACTACAGGTTGATCTGGACTTTTTGTCCTAAAAAATAACTCAATAGATTTTATGTAAAGTCCTTGTGGATATAAAGCACTATCTATTTTAAAAGTCTGAGATAAAGGAAAATTTACATTAGAAATATTAGTGGAGGGTCTTTGCAATCCCGATTCGGTATTGAAAAAAGGAATAATAGAGTCGCCAATGGCTTCGACCGTAGTCTCTGCAATGAAGGTAGAAGTCTTATCAGGCCAATTTGGATTATCTACCAATGATAGTTTTACTGGACCTGTTGGTATGCTAAAAAACTGATTATTGGGAATATATACGTTAGCTACCAATGTTCCAGATGAATCTGTAAAAATTGGATTATTAAATCTTGAAGTAGCCCCAACTGCTGCAGTTAACGGAGTCAAATTAAATTGATTTACATATAAGTAAACTCTTTTATTTGGAGGTAATCCCTTACTAGTAAGAGTAATAGATCTAGCACCAGCAGTTGAAAATGTATTAAGAGCCATTTTAAAACCTTATTAACTTATCGTAAATCTCTATTGTCTATTGATATTGATCTTGAATATTGTATAGTAGGTGATACGTATGATTTTTCTTCCGGTTCTGAAACTGTAGTATTCACATTGGTGTCAGGAGGCAAAGGAATAGCAGAAGAGGTACCACTAGTTATATCTGAAACTACCAATGGTGTAAATGTATTATTAGGTAATCTATTTGCACCTGCGAAAAAAGCATTTAATGAATTTACTAAATCTAAAACAAAATTAGAAGTCACGTCTATAATATTGTTGATACCTAAACTACTTATTGTTAAGTTAACAAAACTAAATAAACTACGCGAACCATTAATATACTCTCTAGCACCAGTAAAAATACTTGTAATATTTTGCACAAACGAATTACCAATAACAGAAAAATCACCATTTTTAATATATGTATAACTAGTAGCACTTAAAATATTTCTAAGCGCATTGTCTACGGTAGACAAAACACGTAGTGCTTCAACATATACTAATGATGACACTTGAGTAGCAGCATAACTAGGATATGAACTAGCCAATATAGAATTGTTTTGCAATGCCATTTTTTTATTTTCCTAAATCAAAAGTGAAAATAACCGGCGGATCAGCTACAATTCTTCCAGTGTCAACAGGTGCTTCTGTTTGATTCACTGTAACATAACTACTTACACCTAACTGAGAGATTATATTTGATCCTGAATATTTATTTGTAATATAACTGCCTTTTCTTTCAATATCAGTTGAATTAGTAACTGTAATAGGTATTAATGATTTAGTAAATGATGGCGTTACAAATTTGTCTACAGTATTAATAGCTGCCTTGAATAATTTGTTATCGTAGTCACCCCTAGATGTTGTAGAAAAATCATCAGTGAATATACCAACGTTTAAATAGATATTACCATCTGGTTTATATACTCTAGTAGCCAATCCTGTTAATTCAATATCATGTCTATTTACTATTCTTTCTAATGAATTGACTTTCCTATCTATTTCACCTATATCCTTCATAGTATATCTATTAATAGGAGTATATGTGATACCGATAGATGTACTATCTCTAGTATAGGGTGGTACATCTAATACACAAACACTTTGTCTTGTATCATCTGAACTATCTATATTTACTTCGGGATTTTCTGAGGGCAATCCTGAATCTAAATAGAATATTTCAGTAGGATCTAAATCCGATACTTCATTATTAACTACATACAATCTATCACGTCTACCTAAATAATAAGTAATATCCGATTCTCCACCAATAACAGGAGTTGGAACAATGCTAGTTTTAAATTTCAAATTAGCTGTATCGCCAACACCTTCTCTAACTATTCTAAAGTCTAGGCAATCTCTAAGAACATATGTTCTACCGTTTAGAGTTTGTACCGGAATATCGCCATAATCCGAATATGATGCTGCAGTTACTGGACCTAAAAATGAAGCTGTTCCTGTTGCTGTGTGAGTATAATGATCAAAAATAATAATAACATTACCAGGTGCTGTTGCATTAGCACCAAGATATTCAACCGAACCAAAGCCTAAATAAGATTCAGTTATACCATCATCTAATCTGAATAAGTATTCAGATAGTGGTTCAACTGCTTGCCAAGCTAAAGTATTACTCAAAGCATCATTTGTTGTAGTTGTATTGGAACGATAGATATTGAAAGCGTTTTTAACGAAAGTATTGGGTGCGTATGTAGTAGCAGAATTATATTCTGCTGAATACGTATTGGATCCTAGTCTTACTATATTTTTGAAGGCCTTTATATCCGAATTAGGCACAACTATAGTAAGATTTTGATAATACAAATTAGCAATATATGCTATATTTTCATTTAAAGTTTTTGCTCTAGGACTTACAGAATCATTATCTATAGTAGTATATAAATCTATTTTTCCAGTATAGCCATTGCCCAAATTAACTGTCAATGTAGTACCTAATGAATCAATTGTGACAGTTGTACTTTCTAAATTAATATATTGACCCGCTGTATATGGAGACGCAGTCTCTCTAGCTACAGCATAGTAATATTGTATTATGCTAGAAGAAGGCAATGTTAATCCTGAACCACCAGCAAAACTTTCAGGAGGTGCAACTGAGCATGTAACTACACCGCTAGAACATGATAAATTACTAAAAGTTTTAACATATTGTACTTGTATACTTGTAGAATCCTTCACAAATGATTTTGCTAAAGGATATATTAATGTAGAAGGCGTTGACGCTTCATATATTATAATATTACCAGTAGAGTCTGAACCATTTTGTACATTTACCAATGCATTACCTAATGGTCCAGCATAATTAGAAGTATTATCAGATACACCAATATACCCAGTATTAGTAAATGAATTATTTACACTAACTAATGATTTTATCTTTAAAGAATTAGTGCTTGCTGTTGGTACAGAATAATACAAGTAAGCTTTATAAAGAATATTACTACCTTCTTTGCCGTGATATTCAATGTGCTTAATGAAAACTGCATCATAGATTTTTGATGAACTATTCGTTGGGTATTGTACGTTGTGACCTTCAAAAATAGTTCTTCCTATAATTGTATCCTCATTGAATACAGATCCAGCTGGATTTTGTATAATGATATACTGTCCATATCTGGTAGAGAAATTAGATGATACTATTGTTTTAGTTTCTCTAGATTTTTGAACACCCAGAGTATAGGGTGCTATACTTTTAACTTCCTGCCCGCCTACTGAAGCTACACCTGGCATAATAGAGAAAGCAGCAAAGTTAGATTGAGTATTTACAGAATATGGTACTAGTACAAAATCCTTTAAAAAGAAATTACCTGTGGTATTATAATTACGTTTACTAATATGGTCATCTATTTGGCTATATTGTGTTTCATCAAGTAGTAATACAGGTTCGCCTTTCTTGTATCTAACCAATTCAATATAGTCATCATTGTAATCAGGCGTACCAGAAGAATTTAAAGCAACTGAATCAGCCACTAAAGTCACTTTTAATCTATCAGCGCCTCTTGCAAAGTAATTAGATGATCCTAACGCAGGATCTAATAAAGTTACGTCTTCAGAAGAAGTAATAATTTGCTCAGTGTATTTAAGTAATATTGATTTATCAGGGAATCTATTATACTTATCAACAACCACTGTCTGCGGTTCTACTCGTATAAAGTATCCCTTTTTATAGTAGACACCATCACTTACACCTACAACTAAACAAGGTGAGGTTGCTTTTCTATACATAAAAACTGTGCTACTAATAATAGTAGCGCCAGGTCTTTCACTCACCTTAAATTGAGTACTACTTAAAATTTCAGTTACATAGATACCGGTACTTACAAAATTACTATTTTGAACAAAATCGCCTACTCTTATTCCAGATGTGGAAGGAACAGTTATAATTTGAGTATCTATATCAGTAGTGCCTGTAACTGTATAAACAAAATCAGATAAAGCACTAGCTGTCAATGAAGACGATGCTTTGTTTACTGCAGATGAAAACAGTGTATGAAAGGTGATGGTCTCGGCACTTCCAAATATACCATCGTTTTCATACCCAGGTTTTAATGAGATAACTATAGTAGGTGGATCACCAACATCAGGCACATCCGATTCATAAACCTTAAGTACCTTTCCTATAATATTAGAAGTGCTACCAGTAGCATATAAGTTTAAAAATGCGTATACGTTAGGCGTGCCAGATAACTTGATACTAACAGCAGTTTCATTTAATTGAATAGAAGATGGATCTGATTTCTGTATAACTGTGCCATCTTTAAAAATATGATTAGCAAATCTTCTGATCTGATTATAGATCATTGTTTGCAGTTGAGTAAGCTCCCTTGCTTGTACTGCTACGCCAGGCTTAAACAATATTCTATGATAGTTTTTAGTTTCGTCGAAATCGTCAAAATATGGGTTTACATTTGTATTGATAATTGCCATCTAAAATTCCTAGAATTCTATAACTATGTGTATGTTCTCTGACTGATCTGATGCTCTAGAAATTCTTCTTCTATTTTCTAGATAAAGAATTTTTCCAGTATTTCTAACCACCTCTGGAGGGGTCAAAGACATAATATTTGCGGTAGCAGATGAAACTGTTCCAATAACGGTTTCCCCTACTCTAAAATTTATATGAGAATTACTCAATCTACTATATTGTAGATATTTAATATCAAATCTAGAACCGGATCCTGTAGTAATTATCTGTGCATTGGCTCTACTGTTACTGCCTATAAGATATTCATCTACCTGGAAAGCACCACTTATGCTGGTTACATTCATTTTATAAGTACCATCATATGTTTGAAAAACTGCTTCCTCGCCTGTTGAATAATCTAATGGCGCTTCTATAATTCCTATTGTTCTGTAATCATTAGTAACTGGAAAATCACCAGATCCCTCTGCGAAATCCAATCTAGTATTAATCATAACTCTATATGCACCAAGTTCTGATAGTGCATCTTTGCCGTGTCCACCCTGTGGACTTATTATGGCTCTTGCGTTAGCTCCAGAACCATTTCCTCCCTGTATCCTTACATTAGCAAACGTATAGTTTATACCGGGATTACCAATAGTGAAACCTATAATAGTGTTACTACTAGAAACAAATGGAGTTAATGCAGCATTAGAACCATTGCCGATAACCGATACTGTAAGATTAGCTACATTGGAATAATTAGAACCAAGATTCAATAATTTAAAATTTTCTATAGTTCCATTTCGTGCACTATTTACAACGTCCTGATTTCTGTTAACAGGCATATATTCTCTAGTTAGAAAACGCAACTCGTCACTATCGTCTATAGAATACATATACTTCCATTTGTAATTGTCGGAAGTTGTAAAATAATTTAAAGATTTACCTGTAGGTTCTTGTGTGGAAATTGTCCCATAATTATTTGATATACATTTATAAACGTTATTTTGTGAATTTTTAACATAGAATTGTTTATCAAATAGATCACTTAATGCATCATCATATTCTTGAAATACTGTTCCTGGGGACCAGTCTATTCTCGGCACTACATGTTTTACATCCGATGATGTAATTCTTTTAAGTGCAATAATATCGTCCCAGTTAAAAAAATCTGTAGGTTTATCATTGGGCACAGGCGGATCAAATTCATTAGGCCAGGGTTCGCTTCTTGCTATAAATAGAAAAAGCTTTCTATCATTTACACTTGATAGTGAATTGATGAATTGTTTTGCATTATATACTTTAAGTGAATTAGTTACAATTTTAGCCATAGTACCCTCGGATCTTAATATTTATAAGTAATTAAAAAGTAAAAATACATGATCCGAAGTTAAAGGAAATGCAACTAGATTAGTGCCTGAAATTATAGTTAAATCACTTTTTATATTTGTTTTATCCACAGTGATGCCTATATAGTTCCATATTTCAGAGTCAACTGAATCTACTGACACATTACTTTTTAATTCTGAAGTTATAAAAATTTCTCCAAATAATTCAGTGCCTGCTGGGTGCGTAGTGTTTCTAACTAATGATTCCCAGTTTTCTATAGAATTATTTGTTCTAATTACATAAGAATATGGTTGATAATAAGCGGGGAACTGATATAAGTCAGAGCTGGATCCTCTTAAAAATGTTTTTTCAGAAAGTTTACCTTTACTATTTTTCCAATAACCTTCTGAAATTTTAAGAGCAGCTATATTTGGTCTTAATACTGCAGTGTTATCATAAATTAAATTAGCATTATAAACGCCTACGGGCACGCCTGTATCGAATCTAAATTGTATAGTATTGAGAATAGTTTTTACTTTAACAGCAACGTTTCCTGTAGATATCTGTATATTACATCTATCATTTACTCTCAAACCATTTTCGCTAGGACCAGTAAATGTCGCTATGTTAGTGCTTGCATTGTAAGGAACAACTAATATATTGCCTTGTAAAATATTTTTTGGGCTATCAATAGTGACTAAAGTATTACTAGCAAAATAGTTTACCCCACTTTCCTGCATTTCTATTTTCTTTAGAACACCAACATTATTCAATTCGTAAACTTTAGCTATTGCAAATTCACCAGTAGGACTAGAAATGGTTATTGTGTTGTTAGCAGTATAACCTGGACCGCATGAGATAATATCTATACCTGATATAGATGGTAACGTAGCACCTGTAATAGTTATAACGTTGCTTAAATTGTTGTTGTTAATGTAATTTTGTATATAAATTGTATAAGCATCATTTGGATATGTTGCCATATAAGTGTCAACAGAATTTTGAAATGCTATTCTGAACTGTTCAATAGTAAGAGCACCTGTTTCTAATTGATTAAGCCAATAATTATATCCTGCTTGATCTATTTGATTTATACCTGGACCTATTCCAACCCTACCAATAGATGCATATGATTCTAATATTAAATCTGCAAAACTAGTAAAATTAATAATTGTACTTGGAGCTAATAATTTTCTTGCTGTAATTATTTCGGAGTGTGAAAATTTTCCTTTTATAGTGTTTTGATCTAATATTAATTCATAAAAAATAATACCATTGAAATTTTGTTGAAGCACTCTACTAACTACTGCAGATGCTCCCGAAGTTTGACCATTTATAATTGTATTTTCAAAATTAAATGGAGAATAGATTGTGGTGTCCTTAACTTTTATAGAAGCGTCTTTAATCCATTTACCATCTGACGCCTTTAGAACTCTATCTTCAGGATAAATTATTTGTATTTCTTCACCGTACAAAGCTCTAAACATAATTTTTAAAGCTTCTTCTGTACCTATTCTTTTATAGACATCCTTCACTCTTTTAATAAAAGTTCTTTTTTCTGTCAATAAATTTCTAGAAATATTGTAGGCAAAATTTTTATAGAATTGTTCTAGTAAGCTATCTATAGTGGTATCAACGTCTTTATACAATTGTATATTTTGAAAAACTTCTTGGGCATTGCCTGTGCTTTCTAGAAACTTATTATAAGCATCTAAAAATTTTACTAACTTAGATTGTTCATCATCTCTAGCAAAACCAAAACTTTCACCTGATACATTACTAGTAAAAATATTACTAGCAATTATCTTGTAATCAGACTTAATTTCTTTAACGAATACATTAGATGAAATAGTACTATGAATTATTTGGTCGCCTACTTTTAATTCATTAGTTGCTCTATTGAAAATCAATACATTGGAATTAGCAGTTACGGAAGCCTGCGTATTTAAAATTCTTACACTCATTATCCTTTACCGCCTCCTGATCTGTTTATTTCTGGTATTAAGTTTTCAATAAATGATGATGGCTTATTAGTAATTGCCTCAAGCGTTGGTATTGATATTGTGGTAGAAGGATAAGGTGAAACTGGTTCATTTATATTAGTAATAGTTGCCGCACCTGGTACGGCCTCTACAAAATTAGCTGGCACCAAGGATTGATATGAAAAGTCAGCTACAGTAACAGTTATTGAATCGCCGCTCTCTGTTAAACGTAATGTGAAAGTTTCGTTGCCTTCAGTGATAAAATCAGTAACAAAGGTAACTCTTACAGAAGAATTTCCATTGGCATCTAAAATAAATCTGCCCGCATTGGCAGGATCAGCATAAGTATAATCATCACTAGAAATAGTGCCAGATATTACGTATGGTATAGATAGCCCAGCTATGGTACCAGTGGATGATAGATTTATTAATAAAGAAGAGCCTTCTGTAATTACTGTAGAACTGGGTCTTAACGTAAACGTCTGTGGAGGTTTAGATGTATCTAGTATAGATACTAATAAAAATTCTGTTCTTTGATCTAATGCAAACCTTAATGTTTCTGTACCTTCTGGTAAAACATCAGCTGTTATTGGAATTTCTACACTAGCACCGCCGTTAGCATTAGTTGTAAAATTTCCTGCTAGTGCTGTATTGCCTAAATCACTAGTTGTAACATTTATACCTGTTATCTTCCAAGGAACAGTGGTACCTGTTGGAAGATTTGTGGTTGTAACTATGAATACTATAGAGTTGCCTTCACCTATAGGACCTGATACGTTTGACGACAACGTAAAAGTAGGGCGACCTACTGATGTATCTAATATTGTAATACTTATGTTAGCTAATAAGTTATCAGCTATTGATAACTTTAATGTTTCTACGCCTTCCGTAGTTAGGTCTGCTAATGCACTAATTACTACGGATGCTTGACCTATTGTATTTAATCTAAAACTACCACCAGCAAGCGGAACATTTACGTCTGTAGAAGTAACACCAGTCAAAACATAAGGTACGAATGTACCACCGCCTAAGTTAGTAGTGGCTAAATTTACAACTACATCTGCCCCCTCTCTAACAGAGGAAGTATTGCTAGTTAAAGTATATGCAACTGATACTATAGGAGGAGATAAGGAAGTATCTAAAACTAAAACGTCAGCAAATTCAGTAGTACTATCTACTGTTAAACGTAATCTTTCTATACCTTCAGTGAGATTATCTTGTACAAGACTAACTACTGTAGAGGCATTGCCTTCTGCATTTACAGTAAATGTGCCTGTTAATGATCCACCTACAACATCTGCAGCACTGACTCCTGTAATAGTATAGGGTAGAACTGTACTTTCTGCAACATTTACTGTAGAAAGAATAAATGCTATTGAATTGCCTTCATTAGCAGATGAAACATTAGCTTTTAAGGAATAACCTGGAGTAAGGGGTGGACTTGTAGAAGTATCAAGAATAATAAAGGTGTTAGTAGCTAAACCATTATTAAGACTAATGGTTCCTACTTCATTGCCTTCACTCTTTATATCATTTCTAAATGTTAGATATACAGGACCAGATACGTTAGGTGTAGTTAATGTAGGATTATTTACAAATGTGCCGGTTAACGCGCCTAAATTCGAAGTGGTATCTATATCGTCAGTATTAATACCAACAATATTAAATGGTACAATGGAACCATCAGGTAATCCTGCAGTCCTTAAATAAAATGCAATTGTTCTATCTTCATTTACTGCTTGGGTAGTTGGTACAGTAAAAATTTCATATGTAACTACTGAAGTATCATTTATAGTTACACTTATATTTTCTGAACGACCATTTAATGATAAAGTAAGAGTTTCTGTACCCTCTGTCTGAGCATCCGAAGCTAAAGTAAATACTACCGATGCTCCACCTGCTGCATTAGTAGTAAAATTGCCTGTTAAAGAAGCACCGCTAATATCAGCAGAACTTACACCACTTACAGTATACGGTACACTAGTACCAGCAGAAACGCCAGTAGTAGATAAAATTATTGCTACAGTACCTCCTTCATTAACAGAAGAAGCAGAACGTGAAAGTGCAAATGTAGATGTTGGTGTTAATGATGTGTCATTTACTGTTACATTTATTGACTCAGATCTACCTGGACCCGATAAAGTAAGAGTAAATGTTTCTGTAGTTTCTGTAGTTAAATCAGATGCTATATCAAATTGTAACGACGCTTCACCTGAACTAACTATAGTAAAGTTACCAGTTAACGGAGCACTTCCTGTAGCTAAATCACCTGCGCTAATACCTGTTACAGTATATGGAACCAATGTTCCATCTGCTAATGGTGGTCCAGATGTTGTCAGATAGATTATAAATGACTGACCTTCATTTACACTAGCAACACTTCTAGCTAAAGCAAAAGAAGTCACACTTGTACTAGTATCATTAACTAATATAGTAAAGGTTTCAGACGGTGTATTAGCTAAAGTAAAGTCAAAAGATTGTGGGCCTTCTGATAATAAATCTGCCCTTACAGCTACAGTAAAAGTAGCTGTATTATTATTGACTACAAATGATCCAAATAATCCACCGTTAGCTAATAGTGTAGATTTAGTAGGTTCATCAAAGTCATCTAAGGTGAAATTAGAAGCACCCGGTGTTATGGTGAATGGAACTAATGTTCCGTTAGGTACATTCGTAGTAGTTAAAGTAAAAACTACAGATTGCCCCTCATTTATACTAGTACCAGCTATATTTTTACTTAATACAAAAGTTTGTGCTGCAGCAGTTCTAGATGTGTCTAAAATATCAGCAAAGGCGCTTTCTGTTCTACCATTACCTGTCAATCTAAGTGTTATTCTTTCAGTGCCTTCTGTCAAAGTATCATTAACTAAGATGAAGCTATTGAATGTGGTTATAGATTGTTCTGGGAATATATTATTAAGAGCTACATAAGTACCAGCATTTATTTCAACATAACTAGCAGGTAAATTTAAAAATTCATCAATGTTTGATAAGGCAAGTAAACTAGTTATGTAACTATTAACTGTAGAAGTAGTGCCTGGCTCAGCATATCCTTGAATAGTAAGTTTAACTTTAACACCTAGGGCTCTTACTTGGGGAATAAAACTATTTAAAAAGTTAAGAGCGTATGTTGTTGTCCAAGTAGGATATGCTGTAGGTATATAACTTGTGAGTATTACTACAGAATCAGCTCCTGACTGATCGATTTCTGTGGATAATTGTGTTGCAGTTTTAGTTGGCCCGGTTCCGTCTTGTCCGCCATAAAATAAAATATAAGGTACTACATATAAAGCACATTCATAACCTGCGTCTTTTATTTCTTGAACTTTATTTTGTAAATCAACACCTGTCTTGAACCCTGGATGCCAAAATAGTCCTTTAGAATATAAGGCTTCAGTTGTTCCTTTGGTATAAGCATCTAAAACATTATCAAATCCTCCCCATCCTCTAACAGATGCGAAGTTTGTTTTCATTGGTTTTGAATATGGTGGTATTACAAAAGCACCACCTAGTGGAGGACTGCCAGAAAAGTCCTCACTGCTAACTCCTTCTAAAACAAATGGAACACTAGTACCAGGATCAACACCTGTAGTAGTAAGATTAAATCTTACTTGATTACCTTCAGTCAGAGGATTAGACGAAGTAAACGGGTTTCCAGAAGAGTTAGTAGCTGTTAATACGAAAGTCTGCTTAGAAGTGTCATTGATTGTTATAGATGCACTTAATGTGCCTGCTATTTGAGGATATAAAGTATTATTTTTATCAACACCTGGCCCTGTTAGAGTCAGGGTCATTGTTTCCGAACCTTCTACTAAATTATCCGCAGCTATTCTAAAGGTTAATTGTGTAGATATCGTCTGTGATAAGTCATTAGATAAAGAAACTGTATTAGTTAAATCTAATCCATCTTCTTGACCAAATACATAAAATTCATCTACACCTGTTAAAGCGTAAAGACTTGTATTATAGTTATTAACGGTTGCTGCACTTTGTGCTGTTTGTCTCCAACCTTGTACTACAACGTTGAATTGTTTACCTAATGCAGTAACTCTCGTTTTGAACTGGTTAGTTATGGCTAGTAAACTAGCCTCATTCCAATATAGAGAACCGTTTAATTTTGATAAAGGATCGTCAGGTGAAAATAAATGAGGATTTAATTGTACGAAATCAACGCCTGACTGAGAAATCTCAGTCATTAAAGATTCGAAATCTATAGCAGCTACATTATATTCTATTGTACCAGTTTCAGCTCTATATCTATGAGTAAGAGCGTAGGGTGTGATAGAAAGTCCAGTAGAATATCCAGCTGCCTTGTATTTGTCTGATACTCTTTTTAGTGAATTGCCGCCGCTAGCTATACCACTTGGTCCAGTAGGTGTCCACACACCGCCTACTAAAGTTCCTGACCACCAAATTTCTTCAGATACTATAACTCTGTTACCGCGTATGAATACGTCAGTAACGTCTCCGTCTATTTCTCGTTTAGGGTAAAATACCCAGCCGCCTAAATCATTATAATTAGATAAACCAGGTGTAGGATCGGCTACGACAAAATTGCCAGTTAAACTAGGAGCTCCTTCTAAATCAGCTGAAGATATGCCTGTTATTGCATACGGAACTAACGTACCGGGTGGCAGATTAGTAGTCTGCAATGTGTATACTACATCTTGTCTAAAATTTTCATCTAATGTTCCTGCAGGCGTTACTGATGAAGTAGACGTAGACGCCGATAAAGAATACGTAGCGTTTTGATCTTTGCTGGAAATTAGATAATGACCAGATGTTGTAGTAACTGCAAATAATCTATTAGGATCACTAAATATAGTGCAAACTATACTTTCATTATTATCAGATACTGCATCTACAGATAAATTTTTAGTAAATTGTCCTATTCCATCTGTAACAGTAAACTGACCAACTAAAGTGTTATCAGTAAAATCACTAGCTGTCACGCCCCCAGAAATAGTATAGTATAAAACTGTACCATTAGGGACTCCTGTGGTAGCTATTTTAAAGGTAAGAGCTCTACCTTCACTTATAGCAGCGGTTGAAGGCCATATATTGTATGTTTTAGTATAATTTATGTATACAGTACTAGAAGTTTGAACTGTTCCATTATATCCTCCAGTTTTTAGTTCTAATATAGAAGTTTTACTAGCAGAAATAGAAGTAGAAATAGTTCTAGTAATAGTTGCTGAGTTACTGTTAATTGTTACAGTAAATTGTGTTGAATTATCAGTGAAATCGCTTGCAATTGCTGTTCCTGCCTCTTTTAAATACAATGTGGAACCATCAGGTACATTTGTAGTAGTAATAGTATATGTAACAGACTGTCCAGCATTTAAGCTATTAGTGCTAGCACTAATATTAAATGTAGGTTGTGGAGCAAATAAACTTAAATTTATACTACCTTGAAGGGAATATAAATCAGAGTAGGAATTATTAGTGGCAAGACTGGTATCAATTAATCCTGTCTTTGCTACAGTACGAACATAATTAAACATATCTGCAGGAGACATTGTTGGTTTAAGTTCTAATAAAGTAGCGATAAAACCTGTTACCTGAGGCGCAGCCATCGAGGTCCCATCAAATGATGATATCCTATCGCCATTTAATCCTCTTGGATCATTGCCATTACCAAAAGGAGTTAACCTACCAATAGAAGAAACTATTCCGGAACCGGGAGCCCAAATATTAACTCCGGGTCCTTTATTTGACCCCGAAGATATAGATTCATTAATGAATTTTCCAATATTTCCTACATTTAAAATATAACCTAAATTACCAGATAAATTTCCTAGAGTTGGGGATCTATTAATATAATAATCGTAACCATTAAAAGAAACTTTATTATCAATATCTAAGCCACCAACAATATCTAATCTTCTTCCATCATTACCCGCGGCCCAAACTATATGAATACCATCTGCAATAGCATCAGAAATATCTGCTAAAAAAGAGGCATTCTCATAATGAACTTCAATCGCGTCATCAGCTGGACTATTGTAAGGTGGTAATGTTGGTAATGCTTCTCTATTAAATCCCAATTCTGTATAAAGTTTTGTACCGTTGCCTGTACTATTCCATGGACCACTATATACAGTGCCCCTATGAGTTATAGTAGCATTATACAAATTAAGATCACTAACTCGTATTGAAAGGAACCCACCATATGAATTATTCACTACTGTAGGATTTTTTACTCCGGTAGCGGGATTAACAGGTTTCGCATTGTGCCATGCTCTTATATAATCAAATTGCGTCCCATAAACGGGTTCATCACCGTATGGTGTAATATTATAGATATTAGCATCTATTGCCAATCCTTGCGTATTGCCAGCGGCAATACCTGCTACATGTGTTCCGTGGTCAGTGCTGTTAGTATCATCAGTGTAATTATAAGTGCCAGCTGATGTGCCTAGCACTGTTGGATTCAAGCTAAACCAATTAAATTGATTTACTCTAGAAATACCAGTACCGTCTACATTGGTTTTAAATTCAGCATGATTGGCCTTAATATGACCATCAACAATAACTACATCAACATTTTTTCCAGACAATGCATAATTAATTGTAGCACTTTGTGTTGGGGTGCCGTCTGATCCCCAGTCTGTAATTTTACTCCCTAACCTTATTCGATAAGGACCCCAATTTTTATCATTAGTAGACGCTGTTGAGGTTTTAGTAAAATTTGCTGTTCTAGACCACTGGGGTCTTGGGATTAAGCCTAGTTCCTTAGGAGTAAGTGAAACATCCCAAACTCTAGGATCATTCTTTAATTGAATTGCTTCCTCAACAGTTAACCAATAGTGAGTGTTCCTACTGATAGGTCTACGATTGACCACTTCAACAACACGATCTGGTATATATAGATTGCCACCAGGCGTCTCCATATCCTCATAGAAACTATCAAGGTCCTCATGTTTATGGAGAGTAACTATGTATTCTTTAAATTCCATTATACCACCGTCGCTATGGTATTAACTGTTAGACCATCTAATCTGTTACTCAAAG